GCGCGATGACATGCAGTTGCTGGACATGCGCCAAGACCGTAGACTGTCGCCGCTCGTCGATCTGATGAACGAGAAGCTGCTGACAGGGAAGAAGAACATCGAGCGTACGCATGACCGTCTGATCTGGCAAGGTGCTGAGATCCGCGGTGCTGCTGCTGGTCGTATTCTTGGCTTTGCCGACTTTATGTCGACGAACTCAGCGAACTACAACGGCAACGCGCCGACTGCTGGCAAGATGGAGTCTGTTCCGACCGTAGGTGGTCTAACGACATGGTTCCAGAAAACGTCTGAGCTGATTATCGCCGACATCGCTCGCGGTATCGCTTGGGTGCAGCGCAACAACGCGTACAACCCGAACACGATCGTTCTGCCCCCATCGGTAGCGACGAACGCTCTGTCGTTCAAGAAGACATCGACTGTGGATTCAACTCCGCTGATCGAATGGATTCAGCGTGCGGCAAAGCTCGCACTCGGCAAAGAGCTGAAGACCGTGATCTCGAACGCGATGCAGAAAGGCACCGTTTCCGGCACAACTCGTCCTATGACGTGGCTGGCTGAAACTGGCTTCTTGCTGCTCGAAGCAGACAAGCGATATGGTTGTATTGCAACCGTTGAACCTCTGACAATGTTGGCTCCTGTCACATTGATCGACGGATCAATCCAGCAGATGCTGCAGATCAAGACTGCAGGTTATCAGGGCAAGCACCCGGGCATGGCGTACGTCGGCACCGGAATCCAGCTCGGTAACAACATCAGCTAACGGACGGACGGCGCAGGCATGGCAATAAATCCAGCAATAGCTCGACTCTATTTGGGGTCGACTGTTTCATCGGACAAGATCGCCAGAGCCTGCGCCGATGCTCCCTTCCTCATGGAGCAATACGGAATCACTGAGGAAAACACAGAAGAATACAAATACCAATTCCTTGGACGCCTGATGGTTTGCCATCTGCTCTGCATCCTTGGGGTTAACCCTGTTATACTATCGAAGGCAGTGGGAGACGTTTCCGTTTCTCAGGCCGACATCCCGAGAGGAACAGACAAAGGCATGACGCCGTTCCTGTGGGAATTCATAAAGTTTGTTGACCGTTCAGAGTTCCCGGTCAGCGTATAGCGTGAAGATCGACGACACGAATCTAATCAAATTCAAGAAGCAATTAGCACGTCTGAATAAGATGCGCGTCCGTCTTGGTGCTGTCGGAATGCACGAAGGCGGGATCTCGAATTCAGATCTTTTTATCATTCAAGAATATGGTGCACCGCTCAAGAACGGCGGACGCATACCAGCGCGCGCGTATCTGCGCAGAACATTCCAAAACCAGACTGTGCTTAAAGGTATCCAAGACAGAGTCCAGAAGCTGATCGCGAATAATTATTCAAACGGTGAATTCAACTTCGACGCAATCCTGACAGGACTTGGCGAGGACATGGTTGGTTCACTTCGGGAAACAATCACTCGCGGGGATACAGTCCCACTGGCGGACAGCACGATCAAGGCGCGCCGCAAGAAAGGCATCGCTTCGACCATCCCAGGTATCGCCACAGCGCAGATGATCAATTCGCTGCAGTACGAGGTCGTCAAATGAGTGTAGCAGCAGCTGGCGAAGGATTCATCAAGGCCACGATCGAATGGTCGGCACTGGGCCGTGCCGGTGGGGAAGAGGGAGCCATAGAGACCGGCGTTCTTGGTGCGGAGACCATCGAAGGCATGGTTGTCGAAAAGAGCCAGAAAACACTCACCCTTTCACCGGACGGAAGCGTCGGGGCCAATGAGCTGGACGTTTACTTTTTCGCCGATCGCCCTGTATTGTCTACCGACGAAAACCGGCACGTTGAAATCGGGGATTCTTTCGCAATAACCGATTACGGGACTTTCAAGGTGCAGCTGGTTCGCTATCGCCCAGAGGGTGGTTACACAAAATGTACTGTTCGGAATACTGAGCGCCCGGAGCTTAACTGATGGCGTTCCCGCTCACCAGCCTGTTCGGTATCATAACGCTGCGCACAGGCCTTGTGGTGTTCGCCGACGGGCAGGATACCGAGACTCCGCCTATGCCGTACATTCTGGCGACGCTGATTCAGGAGCCGAAATATAAAAACTGGCAGACCCTTCGCTACGACATCGAGACGTCTGGTGAGCCAGGGCGAATCTATGTGAACCCAACGGTCACGCAGATGCAGTTCTCTGTTGTCTATCCAGCGCAAAGAGTCGCTGCCTGCAGAGCCATGGCGCGCCTGCTCTATAATTACTTTTCAACCGATGGGTTTGAACTTGCGCTAAAACGGATTGACAATGTAAGTCTTGTGACTGCGTCAGAGATCCGTGAGCTCAAGGTCGCAAAGGCAAATTTCTTTGAGCGACAAAACAGCTTTGACTGCAACCTACTTTGGGCAGACAGCATCACGGAATCTTTCGTCGACACAATCGAATCAGCAGACGTTCAACAAGAAGACCCTGTAGCAGGGCAGTGAGGATAAAATGGCAGCAATCAACGACATAATCGTCAGCGTCATCAACGGATCGATGACCGCAACAGGAGTGAACTTCGGTGTTCCGCTTCTGATCGGATTCACCGGATCAAAAACAATCGTGCGCTGGGGTTCTGGGAACTCTGGCGCCGTGGCCGTATCGGTCGACCCGCAGGTGGTGTTTACTCTGCAAGTGATCGTCACTGGCTCATCTTACATCTATGCAATCGGATCTGAAAACGACATTACCATCACCGTACCGACTACCGCACGCGTTCGCGACCTTTTGACAGACTTCGCAGCCAACGCCAGCGCACCGATACTGGCATTGATCGGCCTGCAGGCGACCGGCACTGGTTCTGGTCTGGTTGAACAAACGCTCGATGCAGACGATGCTCTGACGACCATTACAAGCGCAGGCATCTCTTACCTGAAGGTGATCGACATTTCGCAGCTGCAGTATTACTATGCTTCAACCAGCACAGAGTACAAGATGGTGCAGAATGTGCTCGCATCAGCCCCCAGCCCGAACGTAATCTATGTGCTCGACTGCTATGGAAAGACAGGGTCGACGCTGACTGACTACATTGCGCTCTATGATGTCGGTCAATGGTACATCGCCATGACGACCGCTACCGACCAGACTACCCAGCAGACGCTGGCGGATCATTTCGACAGCATCAAGCGCATCATCCTGTTTGTGTCGAACGTGATCGCTCGCCCGACAGTGGTTGGTAACGGTCGCGTCTCTGGTATCATCCACGACGTGATCGCCGACCACCCAGAGGCTGCATGGGCCGCTAAAGCGCTCCCCAACGTCCCAGGACAGGGCTGGAAGTTCCTCAGCGACCTGCAGGGCCAGACGCCGAACACATCGTCTACCCTGACAGATCTGATCACCGTGCGCGAGAATAAGGCGCAGAGCTACATCACCAAGAACGGTCTGAACTATGTGGACGGTTCTCAGATGTGGGATCAAACCCAGCAGATCTACATCGACCAGGTCATCGGCCGGGACTTCATCGCGCTGAACCTCGAGACAGACCTGCTGACGTTGTTCGTCCGGGCAGCTGCGCAAGGATCGAAGATACCATACACCGACGGTGGAATCAATCAGGTGCTTTCAACCATCGCGAACCGACTGACAACAGCCGGCAAGCTGGGCGTTGTGGCACCGGTCGAAACATCGATCCAAGCGGCCGCTTCATACGACGGCCTGTTCCGGTTCAACGTGACGTCACTGACGCGCACCGAGATCGAGGCACAGTCGCCAACCGACATCACAGCACGGGTTCTGTCGGGAGTGAAGTATTCGTACATCGAAAACACCCCGATCGAAAAAGTAGAAGTGACAGGCATTATCCTGTTGACAGAATAAGGAGCACGACATGGCAATTCAGCAATATCTCGGAGTCTATTCTCCCAAAAACGTCGAAGTCATTGTTGCCGGCCTGACCATTGATGGTCTCGGCGAAGAGATGATCGAGGTCGAACGTCTCGACCCGGAAGACTTCAAAGCACGCGTTGGCCCTAAAGGCGACGTCTCGTTCATCCAGAACCTGAACCGTGCTGGTAAGATCAAGATCAGCATTAAGCAGAATGCTGGAAACGCACATAAGTACCTGCGCGCGTTGTCGTCTGCGAATTCGGTGTTCGCCGTGCAGATCGTTTCTAAGGGCTCTTACACGGAGCTGGTGAACGCCACAACGTGCGTCGTGAGTGTATCCCCTCGAAAGAACTTCAAGGCGGACGAGCAAGACCGCGTGTGGGAAATCCTTGCGGCCCAGGTTATCGAACAGGATAACTAATGTCTGAAGAGGCGACAAAGGAGAAGGAGCCGACCGAGATTGATCGGCTTCAAAAAGACTGGGATTTTGTTCACTCGCAAGAGGAGCTGCCCGGTGGGTTTATGGTTCATAAACTCGAATTCCTTGATGGCCGTGCGTACAAATTTCAAGAGCCTGAGTTTTTTGCTATCCACGAGGAGATTCAGGAGCACGGGGATCTGTACGTCGCAGCCATGCGACTCGGCCTGAAGAACCTCCACCCGCTCAATGAGCAGTCTCCCAGGATCGATGAAGAATACCTCCGCAGAAAGAAGAACCGTGCCGAAGGACTCGGCCTATGGGCAAAGTTCTTCACGGAGGTACTTTTTCGGGAAGCTGAAGAATAAAGAGTTCCGGGCGCTCGTCCGTGGATTCCTGAACGATTGGTTCCTGATGATGGCACGAGGATTCGTCACCTTCGACTGCCTGAATAAAATCTCTGTCTCTCGGTATCTGATCCTGTGGCGGCACTGCTACATTCGCGGCGTATTCAAAACATAATTTCGATTGACGGTGAGTAAATCCCGTAAGGCAGAAGGCAGTGGGTAAGGCGCTCCAAGTTGTACTCTCCGAGATGACTGTCAAAGATGCTGCATCGGCATCGCTCACCAATATTTACCGCAAGCAAGAGCAGGTTAATAAATCCCTGAAAATGGGAGAACAGCAGGCGAATAAAACCCAGAAAGCTTTTGAAAAGATGTCGAAAGGCATCAAAGGCATTGGAGACAATGTAAAGAAACTTGGTGGCGGTGCTTCCGGTGGTCTACAGTCGGCGATGACATCTGGCGGATCTGGATTGGTGGCAAGAATACCAGGAATCGGCGGTTTATTCAGTGCAGCCTCAAGCGCTGTTGAATCAGCTGCGCAAGAGTTCGTGGCAGGCATATCAGCCGGAAAGAATATCAAGATGCTGTCGAATAACTTTGCAGCCGCCATGGGCATCGGATTAGACAGAAGTATCTATCGCGCGCGCGATCGCATGTCTGCATATTCAAAGCTTGGTGACATCGGTGTGGATAAATCACTCGTTGGAAAAAACCAAGGAACGCTCGAGAATTTTGCAAAGTCTCAGGGCCTTGGTTCAATGGAAGAGGCAGTGCAGGCGCTGGCGAGTGGGCAAATAAAGCAGGGCCGTGGCCTTTCAAAGTCACAGATCGATCTCATAAACTCATACAAAGATCTGCTTGGTAACGCGCACACGGCTTCGACTGGTTTTGAGCTCATTACTGGTGTCTTGAAAGATGCGGAGAAAGGGACAAAGGAATACGCTCAAGCCATGGATAGAAATGGCACGAGCGGTATGATTCAAGCGGAAGGCAATATTCAAACTGGTGAGGAAAACTACATGGCCGGTGGAGCTGCGTTATTTGGGGGATCCCATCGATCGATGCTGCGAAGTCGGTCTAGAGAGAGAGCAAGCCGAGCAATGATGCAGCCATTGACGAGCGGCATGTCAAATGCCTCGACTCGCTTTCAGGAAAGTATTGGAAATCTTTATCAGAACATTCGGCAGCATGGGTTAGTTGATGGGTACAGAAGGTCTACACAGGAGGCACAAGACACATACCAACGATCTGGTGGAACAATGAATTATCTGACAGGTGATGAAGAGTTGAGGGTAAACCGACCAGAAGAAAATCAAAGGCGACGTGCTGAAGGCGGCCCTGTCGCTGCCGGCAGAATGTACACCGTCGGCGAGCACGGCAGAGAAACATTTATTTTGAATATGAGTGGTTGTATTGCTTCAGCGCAAGAAACAAAGCGCATGGGTGGCAAGAGCGGAACAACCATCATCAACAACATCACCGTTCCTCTTCAGGGGTTCGCTGACATCCTAGAGCGCGAGACGATCAAGGCCATGAATAAAGCCGGCCGAACAATCCTGCCAATGCATCTGGGAGTGCAGCCGAGAGGATAATGGCGCTCCTTGGTCAAATAGCGGGCAGCGCTGGCTCTGTAGGGCAGGCAATACAGCTGGCCGACTCATTGTTTCAATCACAGGTCACGATCAAGGAAGCGACTCCAGGCGGGATCGCTGGTCTGCTGCGCGATCTTAATCCATTTGGTGATACGGTTTATCTGAACACGACAGAAAGCGAAGACCTCGACATAGTGATGGAGATCTCCGAGCACCCGGTTGGAGATGCTGGTGCGATACAGGACTATGCATCGAACACTTCAACACCGTTTATTATGACCGGAGTGGTCACCAACCGAAACCTCGATCTTCGTGCCGACCCAGTGGGTGCCATAGCGGCGCGCGCGTCTGCGTATGCGCCAAATGCCTTTGCAGCGATTAAGTCAGGGGTGTCTGCAGCCAGTAAATTCTTTGACCTTGGCGAAGACGAGATCACCAGAAAGTTCCGCCTGCTGACGAAGTGGGCCACCAACGCGACGCCGGTGAAGATCACGGGTGCGAAGTTTAACCTCGGGAAGATCATCGATGCGGACACGACATTCATGATCAAAAACATCAAAGCGCTGTCGAACGCTGAGTTTGGAGACTCTGCCGGGTTCCAGCTGACGTTTGTTAATTTGCTGACGCTTGGAGAGCCGCCCAAAGGAAGCGGAACGGGGCTCAAGATACTGAAACGCGTCGCTTCAGTCGTTCTGAACCCATTCAGGTAATATGGCAGACATCATCTCATTGGACATATCTGCAGACGTGATCCCGGTCGATAAGATCTACACGTTTTCTGCTGGTTCATTCATGTGCCGGTTCAGAAAAAATGATTCGGGGATCTTTACAGTCGAGTTCTACAATGCGACCGGGACTGTTTTCCTGTTCGCCAATAAACTGACCTATGGGCAGAACGTCATCGATTCAATCCTTGCCCCGTTCACCGATAAAATCATCCCGTTGAGCATCAACGTACTCCAAGGGGTTAGCGCGCCAAAGGAAATCAACGACAACACGCTCGGTGCGGACGTCGTTCTGGCGACTGCGATCAATGAATAATGGCAGGCGAATACGGCAAAACCGGTTATGGATATCGTCAGGCAGTTCTGACGGTTTATTCTGAAGAAGACCCGCTCGGGCTTTCCGCTGTCAGTGAGATATTTTTTCGCCAGCCATTCAATCGGCTTGGCTATTCGATGAACTTCACATTTCAGAAGACGTATGCATCCAGCGGCCCGTTCAGCGATTGCAACATCCAGATTCAAAACCCGTCGCAGAACGTAGTCGAGAGCATTACCAAGTTTGACCTGAAGACCTACAATGGCAGGCCAAGGGTAGAGGTTCGGGCAGGGTATTCAAAGGTGCAGATCGAGCGCCGCGCAGATGCCGGGAAGCTGAAGAACTCGCTGCCGTTGATTTATACCGGGTATCCGTTCGAGATGTTCGACAACAAGGTTCTGGGTGGCCGGGTGTTTAACTTCACGCTGTTCGACGGGCAGACGGTAAACATCTATGGCAAGGCGTCGCGGTACTTCGGAACGTTTGCTGCTGGTTCCCGGTTGTCGGATGTTGTGAATGCTCTGGCGGTAGCCGGAAAGTTCAAGATCGACACCGAAGGAGATCCGGTGGTCAGCCTGGTTCTGAGCACGCGGATATCATCAAAGCTGTTTTACAATGGTCGTTTCATCCTACAGGACATCTTGCCGTCGCTGGGCCGCACGTATGGTTTCTCGTATTCGATAAACCCACAGGGAGTGTACGTCTGCCGGTCGTTGGTCGCTGCGCCGCGCGCTGGTGCACCAGAGATCATCAGTGCCGAGACAGGATTGATCGAGCAGCCAACGCGAGTGAACTCATCGCACTGGCAGGTGAAGACTCTGTTCGGACTTCCGAGGATGTTTTTCCCCGGTGATTGGGTCACCATCAAGGCACCGTTCCTGAAGCGGTTCACTGGTCAAGATACCGTGACCGGGTGCGTGATTGACGGAGATTATAATTTTGCAGACGGTTCTGCGGACTGCACATACGTGGTCGCACCGGAAGGGGAACCGGTGACCTACTTCCCATTCTTAAGACAATGAACTTTCTGGCAGATACGCTTAACGCATGGCTCGACGACCGTCTTGGTCAGGTTGAAATGTCATTTCTGGCAAAGATCGTGACGTTCGACAAAGAAAAGATGCAGGCGACTATTCGGCCGCAGCTGTACAGCAATGTGCAAGACGGTGTGGAAGATGCAAAGACGGTGATGAACACCCCGGACGTCAACAACGTGCCTGTCGAAATGATCTATGCCGGCGATGGTTGCTTCATCCGTCCAGAATACAAGAAAGGCGATCTTGTCTCTGTATCGTGTTATGCATCCCCGATCGACGAAGTGGTGGTTGGGAAAGCACGAGCGAATTCAAAAAAGAATCGGTTTTCTTTTTCATCATGCACAGTTCGATTTGGCGTGCTGCAGAGTGGCGCTACTGTTCCAGCTGCGTTCGCCGCGAAGTCAGGTCTGCTCATCGGCCGTGGTGCAAATTACATTTGGTTTGACGGTTCGAGTGTTAGAGTCGAGGGCGATTTTACCGTGAACGGAGACATCACAGCGGACAACGTTACGGCGACCGGGGATGTCGTATCAGGCACTGTCAGCCTTAAGCTGCACGTCCACAGCGGCGTTACAACCGGCCCTGGACAGTCTGGGCCTCCGGTGGGTGCGTAATGGCAATCAAAGATTTTCAGATCACATCATCGGGAGATCTTGCGCTGGATAAAAACTCAAATGTTACTGTACTTCGTGGCAAGGATGCGCTGACGCAAATCGTGCAGAACGCTCTTTCTCTGTGGAAGGGTAACTGGTACAAAGACATCACGCGCGGTGTGGATTGGCAGAATATCCTGAAGGCGCAGTACAACCAGAATGAAGTGATTTCTATCGTCACTGCCGCGATTAAACGCGTGTCCTATGTAACCGATGTGATCGACGTGAGTCTGAAAGTAACCGACGGCGACCGGACTGCGCTGATAGCATACACGGTGATGTCCACAGATGGAATTGTAAACGGAAGCGAGGCAATATGAGTTGGGGAGTTAACGAAAACGGATTTCAACGGCCGACTCTTGAAGAGCTGACGGAAGACATCAAAGCAAAGTTCGTCGCGAAGTTAACCGATGTTGTCGGCGGTGTTACATACGTTCCATCCACAGAGCCCGAAAGTATTCTTGGTGTGCTGTCGGCGATCAATCCCGATGCGCTCGATACAGTTTGGCAGGCGATCGAAGACGTGTATTATTCGCTGTTCATCCTAACGGCCGTTGGCGTGCAGCTGGATCGGGCCGCATCACCTACCCTGCGCCGGGCAGCGACTCAGTCGAGCGCGACGGTGGCCTTTGTCGGAGACCCTGGCTCTATCATTCCATCGGGTTCTATTTTCGAGACCGAAGACAAGCGAGGCTATGCCCTGCAGTCAGACATCACGCTGGACTCGTATGGCGAAGGATCTGGGACGGTTCTCGCCGTTGTGGCTGGCCTTGCGGGTAATGCTCCGATCGCTGCGATCAGCTTTATTCCGGTTTTCATCTCTGGTCTGGATACCGTATCTAATACCACTGCAGCGCTGAATGGTCTGGATATCGAAAGCGACGCAGACTTTCGCGACCGACTGCTCACCGACCGAGAAGCGGATCGCACCAGCTCCCTGCAGGCGATAGTCGATGCCGTTGCAGCAGTGGCAAATGTAACGCGCGTCAAAGGATTCGAGAACACCGGGAACTCTACAGACGGCGATGGCCTGCCACCGGGATCTGTTGAGATCGTGACTCGCGGTTCGGCAACGGATCTTGCGATCGCAGAGGCCATCTTCGACGTTAAGGCAGCCGGCATTGGCACGCATGGAAGCATCACGACTGCAGTGGTCGACGCCAGCGGTGATACGAAGTACATCAAGCACTCGCACGTTACGGATGTGGACATCTACGTCCGTCTGACGCTGACGGTGGATGCAAATTACAACGCGACGACTGCAGAGCCTGAGATCCGCCAGCGATTCTTGGATTACATCGGTGGCGTGAACCCATCGAGTGTGACCAGCGAAGGTCTCGATGTCAGCGAAGACGTGTATGCATGGAAGCTGCAGGCGACGCTGTTCGAGATCGCAGCGTCTTCGATTCCTGGCATCGTTGAACCGCTGACGAAGATCGGCACGGTGACAGGCGATCGCACTTATGATTTGGTCGAGATTGCGGTTCGCCAAAAAGCAATCACCGACTTCTCTAAAATCGATATTGTCTACACAAGCTAATGGAAGTAACCGCAGAAAGCCTGATCGCGAAGCTGCCAGATTTCTACGACAAATCTGCGACTTCAAACAACGTCAAAATCCTTGAGGTCATCGCCGATGCCATGCAAGACGCATTGGATGCGCTGCAAGGCGTGTTAGATCTGACTGACATCGACAACGCGACAGGCATCAACCTGGACAGGCTTGGCAGAAACTATGGCGTTCTGAGAAACGGGCTCACTGATCAGGAAATGCGAATTCTGATCAACGCAAAGCGTGCCGGTGGGGCCGGTGGTAATTCGGTGAACACCATCCTGAACTGGCTGAAGCTTTATGTGCCATCAGCAACGCCGCACCTGATTGAGCTCTGGTCACCAGAGACGACGTACTTTTTAGATGGCACGCGCAACCTTGATAATTCATGGACGCTGTCCAGCATCGCCATCGGAATATTTCTTGATGGAACTATTCTCCTCGATGGTTCGTATGATCTGTCGGGCGTTCCGCTTTCGCAGTATCGCGGGTTCTACATACAGGCAGATGGGCTTACAGCTGAAGAAGAAGCGGCGATCACGCGCGTGCTTCCTGTTCTGAAGGCTGGCGGGATCAAGGGTGTTTTGAATGAGTAAGTTCCACGAATACCTGGCGGGAAAGCGGGTGGTTGTTGTCGGACCTGCGCCAATACTTGTCGGCCGTGGCACCGGGAAAGAGATCGATGCCTTTGACGTCGTCGTAAAGACCGGGCCGGCCATCCTGATCGATAGTCTGGAATATTTCGCGGACTATGGACGCCGGTGCGACGTGCTTTACATGAACGCTACGTTCTGCAGAAACCTACCTTCGCCACCAATCCACAACATGAAGTCTCGCGGCCTGAAGTTTGTGCGTGCACGTATCAATCTTGAGAACCTGATCCGACCGCTGAGGGCACATTTCGACGTGCATGTCCTCGAAGCGGACTTCATCAACAGGATCTTTTTGGACTCCCTTGCGCTCATGGGAACCATCGCCATTCTCGATATATTAAAGGCTCCGGTCAAAGAATTATGCATCACCGGATTTGATTTTAACACGTCTCGCGGCCCATCGATGAAAGAGATCGATATTCCCGGCAAGGGAAATTATGGTGAGTACGTGACAGGCTATGTCGACCCGGTAAGAAAGGACATGGACTTCATGCGGGTGCAGAAAGATGCCCACAACCATGTGAACGATACACGGCTTATTAAGCAGCTTCACGGAGAAGGCAGAATCAGGATGCCTGACTACGTTGAAGAGAAAATGAATTTGCTGCTGTCTCTGGCAGCGTCAGGAGTATAACAATGGCACTACCGTACCCAACAAAATCAAGAACGTGGGATCTTGGAACATCCGCGAACGGAACGTTCTTTGATACCGAATTTAATCAGCTGTATGCAAACGATGCGTACCTGCTACCGAAGACATGCCCTGCTGGCATGATCTCACCATTTGGTGGTGTAGCAGCTCCAACTGGATGGCTTGAATGCGATGGATCAGCCGTTTCTCGATCTACATACGCCGAGCTTTTTGCATACGTTGGCACAACGTTTGGCGTCGGCAATGGCAGTACGACGTTTAACGTACCCGACATGCGCGGTCTTTTTGTCCGTGGTGCTGGCGCTCATGGCACAATGACAAAAGCGGCTGGCGGGGCTTTTGACGGTGGCAGTGTTGGCGCAACGTCAAATGATTCATTTCAAGGGCACGTGATGAAAGTGACTACCGAGAGCTATACGTCCGGAAGTACAACTAAAATTGCACGCGGCAACGGCGACCCAGAACCGACTGCAGCTACTGACGGCCCGATTTCGGACGGTGTAAACGGCGCACCCCGCACCGGAAACGAAACTAAGCCAGCTTCGATTGCTCTGCTGTACTGCATCAAAACCTAAGCATGGAAGAAAAGATCATCGCAGCACTGATAGGCTCCGCCACATCCGGAGGAGTCTATCTTGTCGCAGCCCTTGTGCAGCACGGCAGAAACAAACAAGCCTTCGAGACGCTCACAAAAGACGTTGAACAGTTGAAAGCTGAACAGGTCAAAAAAGATGAGCACGAAACAGAACTGCTTGAAGTTCACCGCCGTATCGACAACCACAGCAAAAAATCCGACGAGCGCAGTGTTGAAACGCAAAAGATGTTGTCCGACATCAAAGACAGCATTTCTGAAATGAAAGGCTACATCCGTGGCCGATGGGGTAATGGACATGCCGGAGAATAACATCATCGACGACGCAATTGCAGAGGTTGCAAAAATGCTCAACGCGATCGAGTTGGTGGCGATGCCTATGAACGGCGACAAGCAGGCAGCGCTTAAAAAGTTCACGGATGCGGACACCGATAAAGGCAACGACAATGCATTCGCTGCAGCGTGCGCATTCTACTCCACCTGCCTTGTGCTCGAGACGATGACCGGCAAAGACATCGACATCGAACAGGCATATTATGCATGCGTGCAGGCAGGTGCTATTCGGAAACAGGACGCCTTAATCTGGTCGTATGAAAAAATCGCATCGACGCTTGGGTTTGCGGTAAAGAAATTCGATGCGCTTTACATCAAAGGCAACGAAGATCTGATGGTCGACTTGCTGAGAAAAAAGCACCCGCTCGTCATCTTTCTTGGAGCTCCTGACCAGCTAAACCACGTCGAGCCCGCGCATGGATTCATCCGCACTGATGGCGAAACGCTGGTGCTTTTGAAAGACGTAGGCTGGCAGAAGGACACGCACTTCGCTGTTGGCGATCGCCGATGCTTTCACTTCGAGAAAGACGTCCGCAAATACTCTGTTATCGATCACGGGCCGTTGGCTAACACGCAGCGCAAAGCGTACAAGTTCGGCTATTTCATCGCATAGCGAAATGCATTGACGGTGCAAGCCGGTAGAGCGCGTGGTCGCGCATGAGAATAATCTTGCTCTTGTTCAGTCTGATGTTGATCTCGACCTCTGTAACGCTCGCAGTTTTTGTCGATGCAAAAGCTGGCAACGTAGCAGGCGGTGGATGGACTGTCCCGTTCTGGCCGTTTGTCATCGCGATTGGCTTTTTCGTAAACCCGTACCTGCATGACATGATCCGATTCTACCTGAAAACGAAAGTCGACATCGCGAGAGCCGAGAACCGCGTTCCCGATGATGCTCCGGACGTGAAAGTCCGTGAAGCGAAGAAGCCCGAGATCAAGGCATGACAGGATGGCCGTTTCTTCTCGCAATCACGTTGGTCTTTTTGCTGCTTGCTGTTGCATCGCATTTGCGCTGAACTGCAGAACGACGCAAGCAAGCGGCAAGATCGCCGCTACCGAAATCAAATCCGAAACCGCGCGCATCTGGCAGTTGGTGACGCAATCGAATTTGCCCGAAGATATCAAAGTCGCTATTGGCACAAGCATCAAGGTGATCGATACGAAGTCCGAAAAACTTGGCGAGCGCACTGACGCGTCAGAAACCAGAGCTCAAAAGCTCGAAGTGAAAGCCGGTCAGCGTGACGCCATCGTCTGGACTGCTGGGATAGTCGGCGGCCTCGCGATCCTTGGCGGACTGTATTACCTGTGGAAACGGCGCTAAGTTTCTAAAGAACACACGCGCCACGTCCAACCATCCTGCACCATTTGGCACCATTCGAGCTGTGCCAGCATACCTAACCCATCCATATCCCCCCGAATCTGCAAACGCATTCTAAAGGCTCTACGCAAGCCCGCTACTCCCTGACATTTTTTATTAATTTTTTATCTTTTTTTGGCCCCTCTTCTCATTCTTGAGTATTATATATGTATGAGAAACACAGCAACCACAGAACAAGAAGCGATTCAAATGATGAACACCGAGGACGTAATTTGCGAATTGAACGACATTGAAGCCTATTTCAATGTTCGTATTGCAAAGCGCATGAAAATCGGATCGTTTGGCAAAGCGAACCTTGAGCGCCGCAATTTACTGATAGCAGAGCTCGAACGCCGCGAGCTGGTACTTGAACCGGCATAACGTCACTATATTTCACAGGAGGAACATGAAAAAGGAAAAGAAAATCGAAACAGCAAACGTGAAGATCAACAGCGCACTGCATGAGCAGGTACTGGCAACGTGCCGCAAGGAAGGCATGAAGATCGGGGCGTTTGTTGAGCGAAGCATTGAAAAACATCTGATGTCAATTCAGGTGAAACACAGCAAGCGATCAGGCGTGTAAAAAAAACGGGTAAAGGAGTTTGAGATGGCGACACTGACTGAAACAATCAACGGTAGTAAGATAACGATCAACGCTGAGTACATCGGCGACACTGAATCTGGCTGGGGCGGTAACTACCATAACCACAAAGTAAAGATCAAAGCGCACACGATGCAGTTCACATTCGATATGTGGGGATCAATGGTGAACCCTGAGATACGAAGCAAAGGCGACCTGCGATTCGCTGCTTATTGTGCTGTATCTGATGCACGAAGCGGGTCAATGAAGTTTGAGGAATTTTGCTCTGAGTTTGGCTATGATGCCGACAGCATGAAAGCTCACAAGATTTGGGATGCATGCAAGAAGATGAAGCGCAAAGTTGATCGTGTATTGACTGACGACGAACAGAACATGATTCTGGAAAAGTGGGGCTGAGATGACTGCACAAGAAATCAAAGAAAATGTTCTGTCGACCGTACGCGAAATGACCAAGGCGAAGCTGAAACTTGAGGCTGCATTGGAGCAATTCGTTATAGATGATATTACTGATGAACAGCTTCGCGAAATGTGCGCGCCGGGCCTGCTTGAAAACTTTCAATTCGCCGTGTGGCTTGAAAAGACTTCTGGCAAGTACGAAGATGAGGAGCTCGATTTAGCGATATTGACCTTCAAGGATACCGTGTACCGGTGCTTGAAATTGGTTGCATAGTCGACAGCGTGTTTACTCCATGAAATTCGTGGAGTAGGCGGGTCTGTTGACCCAAGGGGTAAAGGATGTATGTAAGTGAAGAAAAAGCTCGATTGCATTGCAACGAGTACGACGGATATTGCACAGAATGTGATGACGTCACAGATTCAAACGTGGAGCCCGATGCAGAGGATTACACGTGTCCGGAGTGTAACTGCAGCAGCGTTATTGGCTTTGAAAATGCCATAATGCTTGGGCATGTAAAGATCGGCAAAGCGCCGTCGATCTTGGGATGTTTCACGTGAAACATTTACTCAAGAAGGCGCGTAGCGTCAAAGCGTTGGCTGAACGCAACCTGACAGACATTAAGGAAACTGCCAAGTACATACGCGGCACACGTCCAGACGGTCTTGTTGTGTATCTCGACAAAATTCCAGAAGGTACCGAGCATGCCGACCTGCTCGATTGGTTGAATCATGTGAGAATCGCAGGCAAGCCATCAGCTGTGCCTGTAGCTATTGCAATGGTTCGCGCTGTTCAGATCGCTCAGAATTGCTCAGAGCGTTACCTGCAGCATGACAGAATGTCTCAAAAAGAAGTCGATAGCGTGATGGAGTCACTGACGGCGATGATGATGCCGAAAATGCTCCCAGCGTTCAAGGAGAAAACAAATGCATGGAAATCAAAACGAATCGCAAAGTCATAAGTCGCTGGCAGCGGCGAAGTTGGCTTTTCAGAGCGAGATCAAATCGATCGTGAAGGACGCAGAAGGGCAGACCGGCAATCAGGTATATGAATACCTGACGCTGCCGGCCGTGCTTGATTATGTGCTTCCGATACTGTCAAAGCACGGACTGTTGCTTGAACAGTTCAACGCGGATCGCGAATTGTATAATGAGCGGTCGAAAGAAGACGGCACTGGCAAGTCGCATGAGAAGGTGTTCAACAAGATCGTCATCGGCATACGCACCGTGCTGACTCACGTAGACACGAAAGAGTCGCAGGAGAATCTGCTGTGTGATGCCTCTGAAATCGCGAATATCAAAGCCCGCGGATCGTTGATAACCTACCTACGCAGGTACTCGGTATTGACGATGCTCGGACTGTCGGCAGAAGATGACGACGGCAGTGGCGGCGATCAGAAGAAGCCACCGCGTACGCCAGATCCTGAAAGGCGACCAGCACCGGCACAAAAGCCTGCTGACCGCGCACCGGCACCGCGTAAAGATCCGAACGATGAAAAGAAAACGCGCGAAGCCGCAATTCAGAAAGAGTTCAACGATCTCGGCCTGAGTGCGCCCGAAGTGCAGAAAGCTCTTGGTGCCGTGAATATCACGACGATGGTTGCGGCAATTGCGTTCTACAAGCGGTTCAATGATCTTGAGAAGATGATGAACGCTCTGAACGGAGGCAATGCATGAAATACGGCGATCAAACGGGGTTGTTTTTCGACATCCCCGAAGCAGAATACCATGCTCTGAAAATCCCGTCGAATAGCTCGATACGAAAGTACGCGAAGCTACCGGCGCTGTATGAGCTTGAGTATTTGAAGCAGGAAGAATCCGATGAGATGAAGCAGCACTTCCAGATGGGCAAAGTCTTTGAGCTGTTGGTGCTAGAACCGGATCGCGCTGGCGATGTGGTTACGTTCAAGACAAAGACTTATGATTCGAAAGATGCGCAGGCGTGTCGAGACGCTAACCCCGGCAAGATACCGATTAGCGAGAGCGACCTGTCGCTTGTTGAGATGTGGGCTCGGTGCATGTTGGCAAAGTACCCACGAAACGAATCGAACAAAGCGCAGGCCTCTGGCATCGTGTCGTTTGATCTTGGCGTCAGAGAATGCGCTGTGAAATTCCGACTCGACGAAGTTGACATTGAAAATCGGATCATCTATGACTACAAGTTGATGAAAAGCGTTGATCCGGCTGAATTCGAGAAGGATGCGTGGGACAAAGGATACGACACCCAAGCGGCTTTGTACACGAAGGCGATGGATCAGTTGTTTCCAAGCGGCGACCCTGACAAGCGATGGAAGTTCGTGTTCCGTGTTCAGCAGAAACACTCATACGGATTTGATACGCGGTTCACCACAAAGTATTGGTTCAGCGAAGAATCGTTAGAGCGAGCGTGGTCGCATATTCAGATCCAGCTTGAGTTGATTGCATGCGAGAAGGAATTTCGTGGATACAGCGAGATGTGCCTGACGACAGACCGCTTCAAGTGGGGCCGAGGATGAAGCGCGAAATGATTCGTGTCAGGTTTTGGCACACTGGCGGCGACGGCACTAACGGTTATTCCGCGGAAGACTATCTTGGAAATCGGCTGAAGTGGCTCGACGAAAGTGACATTGAAGACATGATTGGTATGAAGCGACTTGCACAGTTTATGAAAGCAGAGCGCGAAACATTCTCTGTTGATCTATTTGTTTTTTGTGACAAGTTGACCAAGCAGAAGGATGTAGCGCAAAAAATCATCGAGTCGCATCGACGCGTATTTAATGCATCGAGGGCATCGTGACAGTCCTCGGTCGATGTCTGCAGTTCCTTGTGTTCTGCGTTTCGTTGGTACTGTGGGCGCTTGTCGCCCTGCTGTACTACAAGGCTCGCCCATTGTTCACCGATGAGCCATGCACGACGATGACTGGCATAGTCGCGTACATGGCTGGATTTTGCGTAGCATTGGTGTTTGGCGTTACTGGTTTCGCATGGGTTGAAAAAATCAGTTGGAGGATCAGATGAGATACTTTTTTTTCGACACAGAAACTACTGGCTTGCCGAAAAACTGGAAAGCGCCCGTTACTGATACAGATAACTGGCCGCGATGCGTTGAAGTTGCAGTTGCGTTTTCAGACGGCAAAGGCGACCTTGACGCTCACAGTTGGTACGCTTCGTTAATCAAGCCCGATGGCTATGAAATTCCCGAAGGCGCAACGCGCATTCACGGAATATCGACTGAGCTGGCAGCGAAAGAAGGCAGCGACGCATCGGAAATTTTCAATATCATGCACGAGCAGATTGCGAAGTCCGAGTTCGTTGTTGGGCATAACATCCTCTTCGATATGAACATTGTGAATGCAGAGTTCGTTCGGCTCGGTCTGCCTATATTGGAGAAGTCGATGATGTGCACGATGAAGTCAGGCAGGTCGTATGGGAACAAATGGCCGAACCTTGCTGAATTGCACACCTACCTATTCGGCGCGCAGTTTGAAGGCGCTCATAGGGCTATAAACGACCTGCAGGCGACAGTCAAATGCTTCTATGAAATGCGTCGGCGTAACGCGTTTGGTGCAGATCATGGCGCATGAGCATGCGAAAGCAAAGGCTCGCCGTGCGTTTGAAGGCAGGTGTATTTTCAGAGGTACGCTTGGCACAGACGCGATGCACTTCTATCCTGCCGGAGATTTCAAAACTCTGGCAGACGTAGAGTTTAATCTATTCCTTGGATCGCGGTCGTTGCACAACACGCCCGATGCTGCTTGCTTTGATTGGGCGTTGAATGAAGATAGTGTGTTTGTCGTGCGGAGTATAGCAGAACGGCATTGGATATTGCGGAATCTGACGTTGATTGACGTTCGGCCGTTAATACTGACGCGACTGATTTCACTAAAGATGATCTGTGCTATGAGCGCAATTGAATGGCACGAACCGAAGGAACCGGAGGATTTGAATGAATTGTTACTTGGCTTTAAGACTCGACGACAACGGCAATACAATATGGAGCCCGAACGAGCACGAGAAATGGAAACAATTCAGGCAGACCTATAAAGGCAAGTCGATTGCGATACAGGCCGGGTTGTTGAGCCCGTTGCGCAGCGATGAACACATGAGGTACATCAGGATGAAGATAGGACACGTCTCGAAAATCACAGGCTATCGGCCATACGAATTGATCGATCTGTTTTTTGAGTCGTGCGGTCTTGGTGTAGCGAGTGAGATCCCATTGCGTGACACAGATTCAATCACGGCCTTTTTTACGAAATTTCGGAGGATCTCCTCGAAGCGCATTACCACGGCTCAATGCAACGAGCTGAGTGAGCGTCTCGACGAATTCAGAGAGTTCTACAATTCTGGCAAGCCGCCAGAGCTGTGGCTTAACTGGCCCGAGCGTGTTCAAAGAGCGAAGGCTCAATTTGAAAATGTATAGACAGGCCATTAAGTTCGTTAAGATGGCGCGTCGCAAGTCGCCAAACTCCTTTACCCGGCAGAATCGAGGAGCGACACTAAGCCTGCATACGAATTCAGTCCCGTATGTAGGCTTTTTTATTGTAGGACTGAAAAAAATCAAGAGAGGACTGAATGCAAGAGAACATACCTGAACCGACGTTTACTCAAACGCCGAACCCGATATTTGACGTGATTCAACCGATGATCGACCCGCACGAGCTGTCGATTCTGATGGTGGTCGTGCGCAAGACGTACGGCTTTCACAAGGAGCACGATAATATCAGTAACTCACAAATTGAAGCGCAAACAGGATTTACGCGACCGACTGTAACGAAGTACACTGGCATGCTTGAAAAGCGAAAGCTGATTGAGATCGTTCGGACACCCGGCCGCGCACCGAAGTACAGCTTTGGCTCGCGCTTCCGGTGGATCTGCGATGCATATACGTTGCGAATGATAGCCAACAGGAAGAAGGAACCCCGTAACACTGTTTCCACCCTACCCCGTAACACCGTTTCCACCCACCCCGAAACAATGTTTCCCCCACCCCGTAACACCGTTTCCACACAAAAGAAACTCTTAAATAAAGTTTCAAAGAAAACATTGTCGCCGAACGGCGACGGGAAGTCGCTGACTCAAATCCATGATGAGGAGCTCGGCAAGGCGATTGACTACATCCGGCAAAAAACCGGAGTAACGCTTAAAGCCGACAAACATATTCGCATTTGGTGGTATCAGGCTATTCGGTTGGACGGACTTAATAATCTGAAATTGGCGATTGCTTCGTACTGCGATAGCAAGATCAATATCGAAATTGGCCGATGGGATTGGGTTAGCTTTTTGAAAATCCAAGCGAAGAGAGCCAGCTACCTACCTAAAGAGCGAGAGCAGCGGTCATATACGCCGATGGTCGATGACATCGATGAGGATGTACTTGCACGGCACCGTGAGGCAGCAGGTGTCTGAGTCAACAGTTGAAGCGCTACGGCGCGAGATTGCAGAGAAGCAGAAAGCGCTCAAGACACTGGCACGGGCTGAAAAGATCAAGGCGATGCGGCAGGATGTTCGCACGTTGGACTTCATCGACAAAGTGACCGAAGCGTTCAACGATGGCGACATTGATACCGCGCGAAAAGTCGCGTCGTATTTGTACAAGGCGTTGAATTACGATTCAGTGAATCCGGTGACGTTTGACTATGATACGCAGTTCCAGCGGTATCTGTCGACGAACATCGCAATCAAGATGCCGAAGGAGTGGGGATTCAGGGGAAAGAACGAGATTGAGTTGGAGCGCGGGCTGACGTATTCGATTGGTGCGCGGCCCGGTACAGGAAAGTCAACGCTGATGTGCAATATGGCTTACCATTGGGCGTACACGAAGGCTTACCTCGACTACAAAGTCGGCATGATGACGAACGAGATGAAAGACGGTCAGTTATGGGTGAAGATGTTTCAGATTCACTTGAATTTGACGAAGCAGCTTCGCCGGCCGTTCATGCTGGCGAAGGATTGGCTTCGATACCCGAAAAAATTCCCTGATGAGTATCGGCAGATGCGCGAATTCGCGGCGACGATCAGCAAGAACTTGGTGATTGCGAATGTGCGCAAGATGCCCGGTGAAGAAGTGAACATGGTGATTGATGACATGAAGAACACGTTCGGCCGATATCCAGACATCACGTTCTTGGATTATCTGCAGCGCGTTGCGCATGACAAATCAGCCAAGGACGAACGGCTTGGCATCGTCAGCACCGTGCAAGGGTTTAGCGAGAAGATGATGGACATCGATGGCATCATGTTCATATTTTCGCAGATGAACAAAGAAGGCGGGTTCAAAGGATCTGAGGCGCCGCAGGAGGAGGCTGGCATCGCGTGGGAGATTATGCGTGATAAAGATCGTGAAGGCAAATTTTTACCCTTCATAGATTGGAGGATCGCAAAAACCCGTATAACGGCTTACGTGAAGAATACAACGAGGTATGACGATATGTCAGGCACCCTTCTACCTAATGACGAGGCGCCGGAACCATTTCCCTAAAGCAAAAAACAATATACAGTATATAGATAATAATTTATCTATTCTGTATTGACGGTTATGCCGCATGAGCGATCGTGCGGCTATTCGGTCAATGACCGTGGAGGACTGAATGAATGAAACTAATGCAGAGTTTGAAAAAAATCTGTCTGTCGTAGGCAAGGCAGTTGAAGAATTCGGCGACGTGAAAGCCGCGCTTTATCTGGTTCGCGATGAATTGTCTAAAGTTAAGATTGAAGGACCCGACGATGCAGCAGGGTACGCGGCAGCGAAGGATGCTGCGAAGAAAGCTGGCGAGCTGAGACGCAAGATCGAAGCACGAAAGAAAGAGCTGAAAGAAGAGAGCCTGCGCGCAAGCCAAGCGTACGACAAAGTAGCCCGCGAGCTGCAGGGCGTCATCAACCCTATTGAGGACGAGCTAAAGAAACAGATTGCCGATGTAGACGCGCACCATGAACGCGAAAAGATGAAAGCCGCTCGGGCCGCCGAGTTGCCAGTTCGCAAAGCAAAGCTGGATCAGTACGAACACAGCTACACAGACGAGCAGATCTTGCTCATGGGTGACGTCGAGTTCCTGAAAATACTTGGTGAATTCCAGCAGGCGCAGATTGATCGGCAGAACGCCGTCATCCGTGAGCAGCAGGAGCGTCAACGCGCAGAAGATGCCGAGAAGCAGAAGCAGCGCGATATCGCAGCAGCTGCAGAAAAGGCAAGGCTGGACGCAGAGGCCAAAGCAGAGCGTGACCGCATTGCAGAACAAGAGAAAGCGAGGCTGGCTGCAGAGGCAGAGCGACGCGAGAAAGTTCTCCCGGCGCGAAAGAAGATGATGGCCGACCTGATGAAAATCATCCCCGACATGTCTGATTCAATGATTGAGCCAGAGCTGCGCAAGTTCGAGGCACAGATCCTTTCCGAAGACGAAGCAGGGTTTTCTGTGATGCTCGATCAAATGCAAGAGCACTGCAAGCGTCAGCGTGATGCCGTGCTGCGCGACATGGATGAAGCAGGCAAAGTCAGCGTATGGGTGAATGCTATGCTGGCAGTCGCGCGGCCGCAGTTGGTCGAAGGGTCTATTATGATAGGCAGAGTTGAAAAGATTGTAAGACATTTGGAGGAGAACCGATGAAGATCAAGATCAAAGAAAAGTACACGCGAGTACGAGACAAGGAGTACCACCTTGAGCTGTACCTTGACGACGCTGGCAAGACGGCGTTTGCATTGTCGACCACTGAAGGCCCGGTCAAAGCAGACGTTGTGAAGGATGATGAAATTCTGCATATCGAGATTGCAGAGTTTTTGACAGGCCGTGCATGAAAGCAATATCCATACAGCAGCCGTGGGCGTGGTTAATCGTCAACGGCTACAAGGATATAGAAAACCGGTCATGGTCCACGAAAATGCGTGGGCCTGTCCTGATTCACGCTAGCAAGAAGGCCGATTACTCAGCAGTGCAGACGCACCGACTGAAAGATGATATTCTCGCCATACTGGCACAGAACGGATTGTCGATGAACGACCTGCCGCGCGGCGGCTTAGTCGGATCTGCTTCTATTGTCGATTGCGTTACAAGCCACCATAGCGAATGGTTTGAAGGTGAGCATGGGTTTGTCCTTGCGTATCCGCAGCTGATTGAATTTACCCCATGCAAAGGGAAGTTGAATTTTTTCAAGGTGGATTTATGAACGAATCAGAACAGGCGCAGGCCATAGCGGAGCAGGACAAACAGACGGTTGAAAAGATCAGGGGCGTTTTAGCTACTGACTTAAAATGGGTAGAGGATAGAGGCGGATTTGCTGGGGATGTTTCGCCGTACCCTTATCTAAGGCATGTCCCTGATTTACTCAAAATAGTAGACTCCCAAGCGCAGAAGATAGCAGAACTCGAAAAAGAAATTATCGTAGCAAAAAATGTTGCGACAGCGTTCGCTACGAAATGCGCCGAGAAAGAGCAGAAGTTAGCACAACTGACAAAAGAACGCGACGAGCAGACAGCAGCGGCGTATAGGTTAGGTGTGGATGGACGGGAAAAGATAGCAGAGCAGGAAAAGGAAATCGAGAGGCTGAATAGATCAAAAGGAGAGCAGAATGAAATTTAGAAAGAAACCAGTAGTAATTGAAGCGTTCCAAATGACAGCAGAACGCCGCGTGGATAATAGTGAATGGCCTAATTGGCTTAATCAGGCATGGCAGATTGATCGCGAGGAAGTTGGGTCGGTGTATCCCACCGAAGCTGGTACAGGTGACGGTACTTTAACTATCGGTACTCTTGAAGGGCAAATGCGCGTAAATTTTGGCGACTACATAATCCAAGGCGTGTCTGGTGAGTTGTACCCATGCAAGCCTGATATTTTTGAGAAAACTTACGAGCCTGTATGAACATAGAAAAACACCGCGCCTTTATTGAATCTCTCGAAGGTGAGAAGGGATTGCCGGAGGAAATGCACGGATGGCGATTTGATGAATCTTTAGACGCCGCGACGTCAAAAACAAACGTATTCGGCGACCCGTTAAGCGGGCCAAAATACATGGCGTATTTGAAAGAGAGGCTGCGCCGTGCCGAATCCCGCCAAATCCCCGACCTCAAAGAGCGGGTAAAAAAATTGGTAATGGATGCGATGGATGCGACAGAAGAATTAGTTGCATCAAGGTTTGCGGCTGAGTCAACGCATGAGTATTGCAAGCATAAGTACGACGCATTCCGCGCCCTATGCGAACCAGAGAAAGACAGCAAAGAAGTTAAATTATGAAGCTAATACGATTTCGGCGTCTATCAAGACCCCCTAAATTGATTGTGTGGGAAGGTGAGCAAGTATTGGCGACATATTGGGAGATTGCGTTTGATACAGATGATCTTAACCGGAAACTTAATGGCGAATTAGCTGAAGTTATCATGCCGCCTGCTGCATGGCCTGTAAGATTATGGAGAAGATTTTTTCCACTCAAAGGTGCAGAGAAAGACAGCAAAGAGGTAGCACGATGAATGAGCAAATTACAGGAACCATAAAGTCAGTCAAAGAACGCATGCACAAAGGCGGCAAATACTACCGTGTAATTGTCACTCTAACTGGCGGCGGCGAGTACAACTTTGAGGCGAGCGTTCAGATGATCCGCAAGTACGTTGAAGACAGCGCCAAAGATAGCCCATCCGACCTTGTTGGTCAGATGATTGTGCTTCGAGAGAAGAAATGAAAAAGACTGAGTTCCCGACAGCTCGATACGAAGCAGAGATTGGCCGGTTTGATCTGCTATGCGGCGACAAAAAAATCCGGTCGATTGGCTTTCGCATCGCGACCAAAGGCTGGTTTTCATGGCGAGAGCTGTACTCAAGCATGCGCCGCTTGCCAGTCTCAGTGCGACCCGTTGCATGGAAGTACATCCGTGTCGCACAGAAAGAGCGAGCAACCACGTATGTTGATGAATTTACCGCACGATGGAAAGCATTGAAGCGTGACATTCTGAAGTTCATGGTCTGTCCCGTGTCGCCGCTTGTTTACGACACTGGCATGGCGCCGATCATGTTGAATGGCGCCCGCATTGGTGTCACTCTTGGCAGTGAGCGCATGCGCGGCAACCAAGTGAGGATATACTACAAGAGCGCATTCGATTTTGGACTTGAGATCGTGTCGATTGAGAAAGCGGTGCGCGATGCAGATTTGTGGAAAAGCCTCGGCGAAGAGCCCGCGGTGTCTGCTGTTTATCATGTAAGAATCCAGAAAAGTGTTGCCGTCGGCGCTGCGTAGGCCACTATGAGCTTCGGAGGGTAAAGGCAATGAAATTAGAAAAACTCAATGTGAATAACTTAGGCGGTGGCGATCTTGTTCAACAGATTGAAGCCGCGCTGATCCAGACTCGGGACAATATCAATAAGTACGGCGTCGATGCAGAGCATGCTCTGGAAACGAAAGTCGTCTTTTCGATGAATTCCGATGGCGGGTATTGGCAGAACAAAGTCCAGACCAAGGTGAGCTGCAAGCTCAGTGAGACGATGCACGGTGCAAACGCGCCGATCAAAATCGACTCGAAGGGTATGTACGATGCCAATAATCAGCTCGAACTCCCGGTCGAATAACGGGCGAGCTGTCTTTGTGGCAGGGATTAAATCATCCCTGCCGCAGAGCACTCTACACGCAGAATACAGGTTCCACAAGAAGCGCGCATGGAGGTTTGACTACTTCCTTATCCCTGAGCAGATAGCTATCGAAATCGAAGGTGCTACGTTTGCCCAAGGCAGGCACACGCGCGGCGCCGGGTTTGCTGGCGACATCGATAAGTACAACACGGCAACGTGCGCTGACATCGCTGTGTACCGAGTGACTACCGCTGATCTGACAAACCCTGATCGAATAGTCGAGCATGTGAAGGCCATCCGCAATATGGCTGCGCACCGCAAGATCAAAGGCATCCGTTCCGACGTAATATCTGAAAACCTGTATGCAATGCGCAGCAAGCGAAAGAAAAGGAAATCCAAAGCATGAGCGTAAAAAATCGAATAATCAAATACGATCTTGTCAACTGGCACGACCTGAAACCGTTCCAGCCTGATAACTTCAAGAAGAACGAGCGCGTAAAAATAGACAAGCTTGTGAAATCGTACAAGCAATCTGGCAAAATAACGCCGTTCGCAGTGTGGGAGACGGCCGAGGGGCTCTTTGTCATCGACGGTCACGCAACGCTTGAGGTGTTCAAAATCATAGAGGCCGAAGGTGGTGAAGTCGAAACCATGCAGCCGGCCATCTGGCTTGAAATTAAAAACACCGAAGAAGCCAAGAAATTTGTGCTGATCTACAATTCGCGCTACCGCGATATCAATGAGTCGTCGTTGAAGGTGTTCATTGGCGATATGGACGTAGAAGACCTGATCGGATCTGTGCAGCTGGATGTTGACCTCAAGAAGCTGTTTGCTGAAAAGCTTGAGCACGAGCTGCCGAAGTACCCTATTGTTCCCAAGTTCAGTGAGAAGTACCACGCCGTGATCATTGTCGTCGATAACGATATCAATTTCGTGAACCTGATTGAAAAGCTCGGGCTCGAAACGATGCAATCGTATAAGACGAACCGCATCGGCATGACAAAAATCATCAGCTACGAGCAGTTTGACGCAAAATGGAAATCGTAATACCGACCCACAAGCGGCATGACCGCGTTCATGCTACGCAGGCCTTTGAGGGCGCGATTCTTTGCGTTGAAGATTCTCAGGTAGACATTTACCGCGAGTACAACCCCGGTGTTGAAATCGTCAGCCACCCTGACTCTATAAAAGGCCTGAGCAATAAGCGGCAGTGGATCTATGAAAAGTTCGGCGATGTTTTCATGGTCGATGACGATGTGACAGCCATGCGCCGTTGCTATGTATCCAACGATGACGACCTGCCGCTTGGGATAGACGCCAAGACCGCCACAGAGCTCGTCCGCATGATCTATGAAAACGCCTGCGCGATTGACGCCAAACTGTTCGGAGTGGCGAAGAATGCCCACCCGCGCAACTATGTAGACCTTGAACCTATTCGCCTCACTGGCACGTTGAACGGTTGCGCGCTGGGGATCAGAAAGTCCCCGTACCTGCGCTTTCCCGACTCGTTTGAATGCACCGCTGTAGAGGACACATACATCAGCCTGCTGAACGCGCATTATCACCGCATCGCTTACATAGACATGAGATTCGGAGTCAGTCAGCAGGACACTTTCAAGAACAAAGGCGGCCAAGCGGAGTTCCGCAATATCGAGTCAGAGAAGCGCGACTTCGAGTTTCTCGTCCGTAACTTTGGCGATAACGTTGTCCAGCTCAGAGGTGACAACACGCACAAAATGAAGGCGATGCACCAATGGCAAAGGAAAGTGCAAATACCTTTTTAGATAAAAATAGATATACAAACCACCGAGCGAGCGTCATGGAGCACCACAAGGAGTTACTATGGCAACACAATATGACGCAAGAACAAAGAACGGGTACAATCTTTTCGAGGTCGCATCTGCACTGCAGAAGTCGATACGCCGGGGGATTGAAGATGAAGCACTGTACTGGACTGTTGAGCTCGACCGATCCAACTACGGTGAATACGCATGGAAACGGTTACGGATCATGTCATCCGAAGACGTAGGACTGGCGGAGCCGAATATCAGCGCGAACATTCAGGCTCTCTACTCTCTATGGACTGAGCAGCGCAAGAAGAAGGACGAGAAACACGCACCGGAGCGCCTTTTCCTGATTCATGCATGCTTACTGCTGGTGAGAGCGAAGAAGTCACGCATTGTAGATCATGCGCTGATAACTTACTACAACCTGATTGACCAAGGAGGTGATGGCCGAGAGATCCCAGAATTCGCCTTTGACAAACACAACGCCAAAGGCCGAAGCATGGGAAGGGGCGTAGATCACTTCTTCACCGATGGCATAAAACTTGGCAACGAATCAGAAATCCCGGATATTTACCTCAAGACCGCATGGAAAGCGGCCAAAGGTGGCAAAAATCCGCCAGTCAGCGATCAAAACGGCGAAGAATTGCCCGAAATGACCAAAGAGCAGGTGATGCAGAAAATCGCAAAGACCACTCTTTTCGAGTAAACAGGAGAAAAATGGGCACCAAGGTTCACGCAGTTGTCGTCAGTAAAAAAAGGACAGAAAAGACGAAGCGGCTGCAGGCTTTGGTGCTCGGTGGTCTTGAAGCCAACGGCGGTCACATTCAGAAAGCATGCGAAGCGGCGAAAATAACGCGGCAAGCATACCACAAGTGGACGAAGAATGACCCCGAGTTTTATGAAAAGGCCCGCGCTGTCATCGATGGAAAGATTGATAACGTAGAGTGGGCCCTGTACAAGAACGCCATGGAAGGCCATGTCACCGCGCAGATATTCTACCTCAAGAACAAACGGCCCGAAGAATGGCAAGACGTTAACCGCATCGATGCTCGTGTCGCGGTTGTCGATCTGACTCGCGCAGAGAAGGAAGTGGCTGATGTCATCGAAAAGCACGGGCTACTTAAAGGCACTTGATGAATGGCTGGCAGAGCCGCACAAACTTGGGCGCCTGCTTGGATTCAAGAAACTGACCAAGGCCCACGATGAGTGGGTGCATCTATTCCTAAAAGGCGACCTCGGCCCGATCAGGGTACTGCAGGCGCACCGCGGATCTTATAAGACTACGTGCGGACTAGTAGCGATGACGCTGCTGTTCATGATATACCCTAACCACCGAGTGTTGATAGCCAGAAAGTCAGAGGAGATGTCGAAGAAGCTCCTGTCTGCAATGGTGAAGATATTCGAGTCCGATATCGTAAAGGCATGGTTTTTCGCTGCCTACAAAATAAAGACCCTCAGAACCGAAAAATGGAGCGCTACGCAGATCCGCTTGGCGATCAATACCCGTATCACACCAGAACCCAGCCTGACGGCCGTAGGGACGGCTACGTCGCAAACCGGAGACCACTACGATTATATTTGGTCGGATGATATTATCACCGTGAACGATCGTTACTCGCAGAAAGAGCGCGATCGCACGAAGAACTACATCCACGAGCTCTCGAACATTGTTGAGCCGCAGGGCATACGCATGTTCTCTGGCACGCCGTGGCACGAGATGGACGGATTTTCACTGCTGACCGGCAAAGGCATCACGGTTAGGAAGTTCCCGATAGGCACGATCAAGATAGAGGACCTGACGCCCGATGTCATAGCCGACAAGAAGCGCCGTACCCCGAGATCGCTGTGGGCTGCGAACATGGAGTTGAAGCACGAGCGCGACTCGAACCCCGAGTTTCCAGATCCGATATACGAGAAGCTGACCGACTTCCGCGCGCAGCAGTTCATGGCGATCGACCCGGCGTTTGGCGGGAAGGACAACGTCGCTATCTGGCTCGGTGTTGAAATCAACGGAATCATTTATCTCACTGGCGCGAAAATGTACGGCAACAGCATCGCCGACCATTGGGCCGACATCCGAGCAATGTACAATTCGTGCAACGTCCGCCTGATTATCTATGAGAACAACGCCGCGCAGAAACTCGTAGGCGACAAACTCGACGAGTTCAGAATCCCGAACAAGGGAATCCCCGGCAGCTCGAACAAGTACGGCCGCATTACGAACACGCTCAAGCCGCTGTGGGAAAAGCTGCGCTTTGATCCATCGCTGCAGCCCGGCACAACTGAGCCGCAGGAATTTACCGAAGAAACCGTGCCAAATCCGCTGCAGCAGGTGTTGGACTATAACATCGACAGTCAGCAGGACGATTCACCGGATGCATTGTCCGCTTTGGTGCGCTATCTTGCCGGTCTGACAGAAGCAGACGTTGAGGACTTGCTCGATATCCAGAATTCTCTTTTGCGATAATGTTGACGAACGGAGTTGCACTGGCATAAAGGCGCATGAGCCGGGTAAAAGTAGGGGTCGTAATTCCGACCCGAAACAACAGACCATCGTTTTATTCTCAATGCCGCAAGTACATGAAGCGGCAGACACACGCTATTGATCGCATCGTCGTCGTCGACTACGCGCAGAAAACATTCCCGTACGATCTTACCGAGCGTTACCGCGCAGGCTTTGCGCAGATGACCGATATGGATCTCGTGTTCTGCATCGAAGATGATGACTACTACGCGTCAGACTACATTGAGCAGATGGTGCGCGAGTGGGAGCGCAACGGCCGACCCGACATCATCGGTTTTGATACCACGATCTATTATCACATCTATGCGCAGAAGTACGCGATCATGGAGCATGAAGGCAGAGCGTCTGCATTTTGCACCGCGATCCGCCCAGCTGCACTTGATGAAATCATTTGGGAAGCCATCGACCCGCTGTGGTTCGACATTGGTATCTGGCAGCAAATTCAAAGCAAAGCCGCGATCAAGATCCCAGCTCCCGTAGCGATGGGTATAAAGCACGGCCTTGGTGACACTCCCGGTGCCGGCCACAAATCAGGATTCTACCGCGGAGTCCGCGAGATTCAGGACTTCGGCATGCGCTTCTTTCGCGGGTACGTGCATGGCGACTTTGGCTTTTACGCCGAGATTATCGGCAAGCGGGCTCCATGAACCACGTTGTAATGCTGGCAAACAGCGCCGACAAACAAATCTATCAGATGACGATGGCCGCAATCTCATCAGTCCGCGCGGCGCTCGGTAACGGTGACGACATCACGCTAGTTGAAACAAATGCCAACCTGCGCAATGAGCCGTGGTACACTCTGCCATATACTGTCGATCGCCTGTTGTTCAAAACCCCGTTCAACTACAATGCTGCCGTACAGTTTGCCCTGAAGGATCTCGACCGGAACCCGAGCGACTTCTTCACCCTGCTGAACAATGACGTAATCGCCTTCCGCGACTCGCTGTGGTTCATGGAGAAGGCACTTCTGGCCGAATACGGCGTAGTTAGCGCATGGTCGGCTACCACCCTAGTGCAGCAGTCGTTTACATGCGACGTAGAGGGCTACCGTGCAGGCCACACGTTCTCAGGCTGGGCATGGATGACCACGTTCAAAGTCATCGACCGAATCGGAGTTGAGAACCTGTTCCCCGAGGAGCTTGCGTTTTGGTATCAAGACAACTTCTTGCTCGATGTGTTCCAGAAGAACAGAATCCGCCATGCGCTGATACGCAAAGCGCGAATAGACCACCTTGAAAGCCGCAGTCACCGATTGCTTGACGACCATGCCGCGGCGACCGTTGGTCAGCACTCAGTATATGAATCAGTTCGGAGGAAACATGGCATCTGATATTAACCGCGTAATTTTGAAAGGCAGGCTCACGAAAGACCCTGAGTTGAAGTCCACGAGCAAAGGCACGTACTTCTGCCGATTTACTCTGGCATCGAACCGATCGGTGTACAACCGGCAAACCAATGAGTCGAAGGACGAAGTTGGCTTCTTTGACTGCACCGCGTGGGGCAAGCCCGCAGAGATCCTTAACCGCTTCGTGAAGAAGGGTCAGCGTCTGATCGTCGAAGGCCACCTGAATTGGTCAGCGTGGGAAGGCCAAGACGGCAAGAAGCACAGCAAAGTCGATGTCACAGTTGAGCAGTTCAACTTCCTTGAGGCGAAAGGCGAAGGCGGATCTCCCGAAGGTGGTACTGGCTCCGCTGCGCATTATGACGAAGGCGGCATGAACGGCGACGACGACATCCCGTTTTGAGGTGCAGTATGCATAACGAATCCGTAATCCAGATGGGCCGAATGTTCAAGGAAGGCTGGCCGTTCCCGCACATCGCGTTTTCAATCCAGAGCGGATTGCTGCGCGATCTGTTTCCCGGCATGGAGTATCTCGCCGAAGAAACGCTGAAAGAATGGCCCAACGTCGAACAGATTGCTGACTCAAAGTTCGACAACGCGAATGAAAAAAAATTCGCTGCGAACAAATGGCACAAGCTGACAGTCTCGGCGCAGGAGCTTGTTGAAATGCTCAATAGTCCGTACTTCTTGGACTTCCTGACGAAAGTGACCGGCATCGAACATCTCATACCTGACCCCAGCTTGGTTGGTGGCGGTTATCACGAGATCCCCGTTGGTGGTAAGTTGGGCATGCACATCGACTTTGCGCGCCATTCAGAAACAGGTTTTTACCGCAGAGTTAACGTGCTGCTGTATCTAAACAAGGGATGGCGCGAAGAGTGGGAAGGCGATCTGATTCTGCGCAACCCTGACACCGGCGCTGAAAAGAAGATCAGCCCGAAGTTCGGCGCCATGGCGATTTTCAACACGACAGCAACAAGTTGGCACGGACATCCTGTTCCTCTGGCATGCCCGATTGGCCGATCGCGCAAAAGCCTCGCGCTATACTACTACACAGCCGAGCCCGGTGGGAGCATGGGTAATGCAGACACGGTTTTCCTGTAAGCGTATGCACGAAGAAGCAGTATCATTTTGCGAGATGGTGCGATCCAAGCACCCGGAGCTTTTCATCAAGGCGAAAGTGTTGGATGTTGGCAGCTGCGATGTGAACGGAAACAACCGATACCTGTTCACTGATTGCCAGTACACCGGACTCGATGTGTCAGCCGGCCCTAATGTCGATGTTGTTTGCCGCATGCACGAATCAGATCTATCGAGCGATCAATTCGACGTCGTTATCTGCACCGAGATGCTTGAGCACGATCCGAATTGGGGTGAATCGCTGCAGCACATGTACCGAGTATTGAAGCAGAACGGATTGATGCTGATAACCTGCGCAACGACAGGCAGGCCCGAGCACGGAACCGCACGTAGCGGCACGGAGCATGACAATCCCGGCCTTGTAACTCTTGGCGAGCATTACAGAAATCTGACAGTTGATGATTTGCGCGCTGCCTTTGGTGGTGCATTGGATGAGTTTTTCTTTGGCAGCGTCGTATTGATTAACCCAGCGACGTGCGATCTATATTTCTACGGGAGAAAGCGATGAAAATGAAACTTGGAGTGATGTACAACGTATTCGACGGCGAGGAAAACCTGCCGATGTCTGTGGAGTCGATTCGAGGCGTAGCTGACGTCATAGGCGTCGTCTATCAGGACGAATCGAACTTCGGTGAAAGGCGAGATCTGGTGCCGCTCAAAAGAATGCTGAACGAGCTCGGCATCAAGATCAAGGTTTACTATGAGCGCCGAGGCAAAGTAGGTGCAGCAGCAGAAGCTGAGAAGCGTAACCTCGGCCTGAACACTGCAAAGCTGCATGGTTGCACTCACTTCATGACGATGGACTGTGATGAGGTCTATGACCCGAAACAGATCGCAATGGTGAAAGACGACGTTGAAGCCAATGACTGGCACTCTACCGCATGCCAAATGCTCACATACTACAAGCGGCCAAACATCGTGCTTGATCCGCCCGAAGAATACTACGTGCCGTTGATTTACCGCCTCGATGGGCGCCGGTTTGGTGGAGGTCATCAGCCGTTCCCTGTGTCCGCCGATCCAACGCGCAGGCTGGCAACGTCCGGTGACTCTCGGTACCGCCTGTACACGCGAGACGAGATCCAGATGCACCATTATTCGATGATCCGTAACGACATCAGGAAAAAGCTCAGAAACTCGTCAGCAGTTGTAAATTTTGCCGATCGCGTTGAAGACATCGCGCACTACTATGACGAGTACGTTGAAGGACAGCCCGCGTACTGGCCCGGTAGCGAAGTACGAATGCTGCCAGTGAAGGTGCTCTGATGTGGGTATTATACATAATCCTGAACGTGCAATTTGCTGCGCACCACAAGATCGATATTATGCAGACTGAAACTTTCAAGACCGAGGCCGAGTGTAACAAGGCCCTTGAGCGTGTGATTGAAAAGAGCTGGGCTGTCGTAGATGCAGCGTGGTGTAGCAAATGATCCTGCAGGTTGGAGGCATTTTGTGCCTTGCTGGGATTCTCGGTGTCGCAATAGCCGGCATGTTGTATCAAGATCCTGAGCCGACGCAAGACGAATCCGAGGCTAATGAATCGTCGATTCACTGGACTTTCGTATTTGTCAGCGCTGCTGTCTTTGCAGTCGGAGCAGTGTTGTGCTTTACCGGCGCGGTGCTGTGGATTATCAAGGTCGCATGATTCTCATACCAATAGACGCAGGTAGCATCAAGAAAGAGCACGGCAGGCGCACAGTCGCAAGTTTGCTGGCATTGCAGTTCCCGCGCGGCGACAGAAGGTGCCTGCTTGGCATCGAATTCGAGAAAGTCCAGAATGTCGGTCGGTACGGCTTTCACATCCTGTGGTGCCGGTTTGCTGTCATTGACGATGGCGACGTTATTTCATTCATGTGAGTTTTAATTGACGGCCCGTCGTCTTGAGGTTTAGCGAGGCATGGGTCTTTTCAGCAACAAGCCGAAGCGCAGCAACTCGATTCTCGTGGAGCCCGGTGTTTCTCAGCTTGAGTCTGCACTTGGCGATATTAACCGAATCAACTCGATATATTCCGATGCGCTCGGGATCAATACCGATGGTGGCGATCCGACAAAGTCGATCGATGTAACCGATACGCCGATCTATGGAGCAGAAGCGCGAATCAAATACCGTGCGCTCGATATCGTCCAGCGGATCATTGATGCCCCAGCGCATGACGCGCTTCGTCAGGGCTTCACAGTCAAGACCAACTACGACGAATACAAAATCGGCGAAATGCTGATGGAGCGGCTCGAAAGCCTCGACTACAAGCGAGTCCTGTTGAAATTTCTGATTCACTCGCGGTTGTATTCGAGCGGCGCTTTGATGTATCCTGTGGTGCAAGAAGCGACCATGTTGCCGAACCGGTCGCATCTTACTGGCCCGCTGCGTTTCCGCAATATCGAAAAGGTCGAAAAGCTCAACGTAGTGCGAGAGGAATTGTTCACGTACCGCATTCAGTCGTATGACCCGTTGGCGTCAAACTTTGAAGAGTTCGAGTACGTGAATATATTCGGCATGAACATCCACCCTTCGCGGTACTGGCTGTTGGTGCAATCGCTCGATCCTGTACGTCAGCGCGGTATCTCAACGCTTGAGAAGATCAATACCGCATGCATGGGTCTGAACATTGCCGAGTGGACGATTGTGCAGCTGTTGCTCCGGTACCGATCGCTCATTGTGAAATACAACTCCGAAGAGATGACTCGAATACTGGCAAGCGGCGGAGACGACAAAGCTGGCATGAAAGCGAAAATGGCAGAGCTCTTAAACACGATCAAAATGCAGTTTACGAGCAAATCTGTGGCTGCTATGCCCTCCACGTACGATGCCCAATACATAACCACGTCCTTCGACGGTTTGAAGGATGCGACGGACTTTCTCTACTCGTACATGTCGACCGTATCCCGTGTGCCGCAGAACATCATCCGCGGATCTGCGCAAGGCGAGCTGGCATCGAGCGAAAAGGATCAGCGCGATTATTACGAGCTGGTGAAATCTGAGGAGCAGAATATCAAACTCGATGGCTTGCTGCAGTTCATATTCCCGTTTTTGATTTATGAGCAGGAAGGCAAGATTTGGCAGCTTTGCCGGCAGAAAGGCATAAACCCCGACGACATTAACCCAAAAGTTGCGTTCAACCCGCTGCAATCAGTGAACCCGATGCAGGACGCGCAGATGCAGTTCACCCAAGCGCAGACGTTCTCTCTCCTGCAGCAGTCAGGCATTGTCGATGCAGAAGTGCTGAAAACCGAGATGTACTCGAAATTGTTCCCGCATGCTGAAATACCTGAGTTCCCTGATATGGCGTCAGAAATGCTGACAGCGCCCGAAGATCCATGGGGATTGTTCGAAAAGACGAAGACCGACTTCCCGAACGTGTGGGATATCATCAAGAAAGCCGCAGCCACGAAAGCCGCGTAATGGATGGCAGTACCGTTCGCAAAGACTGATGACACCGAGACGGTCTATGTCTCGTTGTTCGATAACCTGATCAAGTTCATAAATCGCGAGTACCTCGTGCTGCTGCGCGAGATCATCGTCGATGAAGAGAAAGAGCCGACTTTGCCGAATGAAGTCGAACAGCGCCAGAACGCCATTGAGTTCTCTGATTTCCGAAAGAAAGTAAAAGGCATTACCTCGAAGGTAATGGAAAAGCTCGGTAAGTCGAGCATCTTCGCTTCTGTTGAATCAGTGTTCAAAGCTGTAGATTCTCGAATCCAGCGCAATATCGTTAAGCAGTATCAGAAACAGAAATTCCCGTTCAACCCGCAGACGTTTACGAAGGACATACCGTCGCTGAATGATGCGATCAAACTGAATGTCGATCTGATAAAGTCCATAGCAGAGAAGCAGTCGCTGCAGCTTGAGATGGCAGTACAGAAAGCTGTCGTGCAAGGCTCGCAATTCCAGATTATTGAGGAAGAAGTAATGCGGCAGACCGACAAAGGCCGTGCATACGCTAAGTTTGTCGCCCGCGATCAGGTCGCGAAAGCGTACAGCGCGATCAATAAAGACCGGCAGACGAGCTCCGGTTTTCCCGGTTATATCTGGATATGCATGAACGATGCGAATACTCGGCCCAAGCACCGCGAACACCACGGGAAATTTTTTCTGTGGAACAAGCCGCCTGAAATCCGTCCCGGCGTGTACGGCAACCCGGGTGAAGACTACCAATGTCGATGCCAAGCACGGCCCGCGTTTGGCCCCGAAGACTCTGGCAGCACGCAGCCGAACACGTTTCCTGACAAGAAAGGCAAGCGCCCCGTTGAGAAGACGTTCCTCGACTATGATGGCAACGAGTTCAAGCGCACTGTGTGGGAATAGCAATTCTGTGAATAGTTATTGACGTGCGGTGCCTCGTGGAGCAGGCGCATTTGCAACGTGAATTCGAAGCGAGCCAATAGACTAACTCTGAACAGGCAGGCGTATAACCGGCCTGTTACTTTTTTAGACAAGCCCGAAAGGACTCCCGAGGGTTTTCTTGTGGTACCTGTTGTTGTCGCTCAGAAAGGCGTTCTGAAATATCCGGAGTTTGGCACGAAAGAGCTGCTTGGTGATGACATATTCTCTGATGAATATCTCGCGTCATGCGACGGCTGCCCGTTTGTTGTAGATCACCCGACTGACGAAGATGGCAACCCCGTCGACGTGAACGGCGAAAACTACAAAGAACACCTCGACGGAATTCTGTTTGCACCGACAATCGACAAGGTGAACAACCGAGTGCTTGGCAAAGTCAAGATATTCAACCCGGTCGTCGCCGATGCTGTTGAGCGTGGGGATCTGCGCGAATTGTCGCAAGGCTATAACTGCAAAGTGCAGCCGTATGCCGGTAACTACCAAGGCGAGACGTACAACCGAGTACAGTCCGATATTGTCATGAATCACATCGCGCTTGTCGAAGAGGGCAGGGCCGGTGACGCGGTGAAAATTCTCTATAACAACCGGGCGGGCGTAAAGCTCGTACCTGCCCTCAAAGAAGACGTAGAAAAATTTGAACGGAGGCGTGAGAATATGAGCAAGCGCAACAACGTGGACGAACAGACCACGACGGGTAAACCGAACCCGCAAAACACGGTGAATGAAGATCCAGCGCAGCAAGAAGCGGAAGACAACCGCATGTCTGCACTGGAGCAGAAAGTCGAATCGCTGGCAACAGCAGTCGCGCAACTCGTCGAGAAAATCGGCGGTACGCAGAATGCTGAACCCGAAGGCGAAGAAGGCGAAGACGGCAAGAAAAAGCCGACTGAGAACGCAGAAGGCGAAGACAAGGACAAGGCGAACGAAAAGGAAGTCATGAACCGCGTCACTAATTCTGTTGTGACGGCTATGCCGAAGATGATCGCAGGCTATATGTCTGAGCTGCAGAACGCAGCCGCACAAGCCGCCGTTCTTCTCGGTGAAGACGCACAGGATCTCGGCCACCGCCTGAACGATCTGTCAGCGTATCGCAAGGAAGTGCTGAAACGCACGAACACCTTCAGCGACGCTGAGATCAAAGCGATGAGCGACAGCGAGGCGAAAGCAACTCTGGCAGTGCTGACAAAAACAGCAAAGGTCAGAATCAATTCCGCAAGTGAGCCACTTCACGGCTCGTACACAGAGCACGGCGACCGTAAATCGGTAAGCCATGCTGACTTCTAAGGAGCACTAAATGTCAGCACCATCAGTACCAACAAGCCGCCCGATTCACTCAATCAGTGAACCGAGCGCAGGCGCATTGGGAACGTATGATCCAGCTGCCCAGCAGGCACCGGCTCAGAAAGTTCTCACAGCGTTCGACTTTGGCGCACTCGTCATCCAAGGCAGTGGAGGCTTCGACGTTGTCGGCCCAGCATCCACTAGCGTTGCAGGCGTTGCGCTCATCGCGAACAACTCCGGCGACTACGCAAACAACGCGTATGAAGCTAGTGACATCGCAGGCATTGGCCGTCGTGGCTACTACCTCGTGAAAATTGATCCCGACAATAAACCATCTGCAGGCGGCACGATCCGTGTTTCGTTTGCAACTGGCAAGAAGGGATGGCTTACCTCAGCCACAGCATCGAGCTTGTTGATCGCACAGACAGCAGGCCTGAAAATCGAACGCGTATATGACACTGTCGCCGAAGTTTACTTCAACGGCAATGCTGTGTACCCGATCAGCGGCTCATAAGCCGTAGGAGAAAAAGAATGAAGCCAATTGACTTTTCAGAAAACCCGATCATGGCGCGTGTGACGCAGTTCGCGAAAGCGATTAACTCGCAAGTCGCCGAAATCCATGGTCGTCGAAATTCGTTCAAGCTGGACGCCCCGAAAGGCGACAACTTGTACTTCACAACGCGAAACAGCAAAGGTGAACAGATCCAAGTTCGTCTCAATGCCGTCGTGCCATCAGAAGAACTCTTCACCGTGGCACAGGAATTGGTGCGAGCTGCTGACGAACCCTTTGCTTCACGCGAAGTGTTTCCAGAGGACACCGGATTTCACCCGGGTTCGCGCGAGATTGCGTATGACGTGTTGACCGACCAAGGCGAAGCAGAAGCTGTCGCGATTGGCCCGGTTACGCCCGCCGTAACTCAAGCCGACGTGGTGATTGGCCGTAAATTCCAGCCAACCTGCAAGATCCCGCAAACCGTAACAGTGACGCGCGATGACATGCAGTTGCTGGACATGCGCCAAGACCGTAGACTGTCGCCGCTCGTCGATCTGATGAACGAG